CATCAATGTGTCCAAACCAATACTTCTCATCAAGGTCTACATCATCGTGTGCTGGGGGTACTTTTAATTCTTTATCAGTGATTTTAAACCAATCACCTTTACTTAATTCATATAGCTTCATAAATCCTCCGCAATCTCTAACATACGACCAGTGTCCTTGTTATACAAAAGACTCGCACAGTGAGGACTGGTCAGACCACTGAAGCGATTCTTTAAAATACTAACACGAGTGGTGTTACGCTCAATAGGGTCTTCTGCTTGTGCGTTACGAACCAAGCCAATCACGATGTCAGATAACTGTGCAATCGCCCCTGAGCCACGTAACTGTGACAAGGACGTTGCAGCTCCTTCCTCGTGACCTTTGGACTCTGGACGCTTGAGGTGTGATACTGCAATCAAACTAATTCCTGTTTCCTGCACAAGCATACGCAACTTAGTCATCAACTCATCTATGGACTTACGCTCATCCCCATTGCTTTGAGCAGACACCACCATAGAAATATGGTCAAGAAAAACATACTTACAATCGGCTGCCTTTGCGAAATAACGGATACGATTAACCACGTTATCAATGTCAGTGCTACCAAAGTTATCCCAAAAGAAAAGACGATCAGTGCCAAGTGTAATATCAAAGGCATTCTTTAACTCCTCTGCAGACACTAAAGTGTCAGGTAGGTGTAATGGCTTGTTCAAGTGTAGCGACATAATGCCTCGTGCAGTCTTACGCACTGACTCTTCCATGAACATTAAGCCAATGTTTTGATCAGTAGTCTTGATTAAGTGCCAAAGGATTTCTCTAAGGAACTGAGACTTACCAAGTCCCGATCCAGCAGTGACTGTAATAAGCTCTGCAGGGCGAATTCCGTAGGTGAGTTCATTAACTCCAGCCCAAGGATATAAGGCTGAAGACTTTTCAACTGGACGGTTGACCTCTTCCCAGAGTGTCGATCCAGCAATGATACCATCAGGAGTCCATTGTTCTGCTGCCCACCATTGTTTGACATACTCTGCTCCTTTTCCTAACGCAAGATAATCACAAGCATCTTTGAAGCCACTTGCGTGTTTAACAATTTTACACTTACTGCCTAAAATTTCAGCAACTTCATTTGCAGCCTTCTGACCTGGCTCATCAGCATCAAAGCAGATGTAGATGTTATCAAAGGAAGACAACCACTCATAGTTCGCTTTAACGTCCTTTAGAGCTGCTTGAGCACCATTTCGAACCGAGACGTTGGCATACTTGCTACCACTCATCTGAAAGCCTGCGAGAGCGTCTAATTCGCCTTCGTGGATGGTGACTGTCTTGCCACCTTTAGCGAATAATTGCTGACCGAATAGCGTCGTGTTCTTCCACTCGCCTGAGATACCGAATGATTTAGTCTCTACCACACGATTCTTAGTAGCAACAATCACGCCTTCCGCATCTGCGTAGGGATAGTATTGCGTAGTCTCATCTTGAGTCACGCCATAGTGCTGACAAGTATCTCGTGTAATGCCTCGGTCACTAATCGACAACACCTGACCTTTAATTTCTAACATGTTTTTCTTTCTTGTAGGTGCAACATAACTTTCTGTTCCATCACCTTTGATGTGATTACCGCAGACATGACAATATTCGTGATTGTCATCATACAAACTATTACCATCTGAGGAGCCACACTTTAGGCATGGAATGTGTTTAAGAAAGTTCGACATTCTTAATCCTCTCTCCAATCCATTTCATCACAGGCACGGCCATAGAGTTTCCCATAGCTTTGTATCTGTGTCCATCAGGTGCTTCTTCTTTACCACGCCACTCAATGTTTGTGTAATCGTCTGGGAAGCCTTGTAATCTTTCACACTCTTTTGGAGTGAGCTTACGAACACGCATTGGTTCAGCGATAAAGGTTTGTGCATGGTGCGATTGAACGCTAGGCTGCAGAGCCTTTAATGCCGTAGAAACTTGCAAAGGTGTCGCACTAAAGTTATTTGCTTTAGCATCTTCACGAATACTGTAAGCCTGTTGAACTAGCGGAGTGTTTCCACCACCTGTTCCCCAACGACTTGTGACAGTCTGACAAACATCACCCATTTCTTTAACTCGTGAGTCTGCAGGATGGGTCTCATACACATGAGATTCTGCTACAAAGAGTCCGCACTCGCTTCCACTTGGGCCTCCTGAGCCTTTATACCATTTGCTTGTGACTGTGTCGGAGCAAGTGGGATCTGAGCCACCGTATGCAATGCCTCTTTCAACAAGTGAGGGAGTTCCTTGCCTCTCTTTTCTGCTCTTCTTATGATTCCCTGACAAGCAGTCTGTGTCAAATAAAACTTTTGAGGCAGGTTCCCAACCTCCAAGACATCCGACAACGAAGACTCTACGTCGTCTTTGGGGAACTCCGAAGTGTTGAGCGTCAAGAACTCTGTATGCGAACCCATACCCGAGTTCCGCCACCGCCCCGAGGAAGGAACCAAAATCCCGTCCTCCGTTGCTACTGAGGACACCTGGGACGTTCTCCCAAACGAACCACTTGGGTCTAAAGTGGTCAAGAAGTCCACAATAGACGAGGGCAAGATTACCTCTTGGGTCTTCGATACCTTTACGCAGACCTGCGACTGAGAATGATTGGCAAGGGGTTCCTCCAACGAGAAGTTCAACTGTTCCATTTAAATTCCACTCCTTATATTTAGTCATATCGCCTACGTTAGGCACATTCGGATAATGCTTAGCTAATACTGCTGACGGAAAAGGTTCAATCTCTGAAAATGCTAATGGATTAAATCCTAAATCATGCCACGCTACTGTCGCAGCTTCGACACCACTACAAACAGACAAATAATTCATAAAAATACCTTTCTCGATATACTACTTAGTGCTACATACTACATAGTTTAATAATTTAGTAATAATATTTAATAATCATCTAGATAATCATCTATATCAACAAAATAGTCTAAATCATCTATATCACTACTACTTAGTAAGTCTATTCTATCTCTATATAGGACATCTTCTTTAACACTTTTTAGACATTTTAAGCACATATCCAAAAACTCGTTAGTGTTCGCTGACTTAATCGTTGATTCATAATCAGTTAGCAAATTATTACAACAATAGCATCTCATACAAGGTCTCCAATGCCTTTTAAATCAATTTTAAGGGTCTTTTTAGCCGTTTTCTTCATCATCTGATACCTCTCCCTCACCTGATACGTTATCGCAGTCCCAGGACACGTATTCACAATCCATTTCTTCAGGCGAATAAGCGGCGGCCCTGTCCTTTTCAGGCATTACGTTCGTCATTTATTACCTTATATTCGGTATATTCGATTGAATCGTAATAATCCTTAAATGCTTCGGCTAATAATCTCCATGTAGGCATATTAGTTTCTCCGATTTCTCCTTCATATAATGCAGGGGAAATCTTCCCACGATTCAAAATAGCTTTTAATTCTGCGTCCGTCATAATATCATCCTCTAATATAAGTTAATACGTTAAAAATAGTATCTACTACGCTAGTTAAGCATAATATGATAATCAAAATAGATTCTGCGTTATTAAATTTCAAAATGGAGCCTCCTCAAATTCAAATTTAGGTGCTTTCTTTAACTCAATCGTCCAAGCGTTAGTGCCTACGTATGCGAGAGCCTCTGCTTTAGTGTAAAACCACCGAAGCATGAATCCTTCCTCATCATAAACCCAATATTTACTTAGCATTTACAATCTCTTGAGTAAGATAAGCACAACAAGTTATAAATGCTTTCTTCATCTTGTTTACTTTCTTTACATCAGCCCACTCAATACGATCAGAGTTAGGTTTCTTATGAGCATTGACCGCTAACGTTACCAAGTCTATCAAAGAAAAAGTCTCGACTGCTTCAGAGTCATCGCCTACGAAGAGTTGAATCTGACCCCTATCGTTAATCCAAATACCGATGTCTAAATCTACTGTTATCTTGCTCATTCTTTAATCTCCTTACGCTTGAATTCTTTTGACATCCAAGCATCTACGGCTTTATCAACGTGCTCGCCAGTGAGCCACACGTGCGTTGACATCTTACCATCACAGAGTACTACTGCTGGTGCAATAACATCTTGGGGCACATCCCAAGAGCCATCACGCAGCCATCGATAACGCTCGGCATCTACAAAGTTTTGATTGTCGCCTAGCATCTTAGCCCACAGGTGTGAACGTGTATCCTCCTGCACCTCTAGAGCATCACAGAGCTGCATGATCAAGGTACGTGTAACA